TCACCCCGTTCGTCGTGACGATCATCGGCATGTCCGCCTCCGGGAAGTCGTACCGAGGCTCCCCGACCTTGTCCCTCGACTCGTTCAACGTGAGCCGGCCAGACCGGACGCGCTTGTCGTTCGTCTCGTCCAGGACCGCCTCGTCATCCCCGTCCACGTTGAGGAACTGGAAGCACAACTCCGCCGGCATGCCGAGCATCTGCCGCGAGATCCGGGTGAACAGGCCCGCCAGCCACTCCGTCGTCGGACGCGTCGACAACTTCTCCTGCGAGTCCTCCTCGCCCTCCTGATGCCCCTTCCCACCGAGCCCGCTGTTCGGGGTGAACCCCAGCCGGGACGGCAGCACACCGAAGTGGGACGTGACCAGCTTGAGCAGGAACTCGTCGAAGTGGGGCCGGTACCGCTCCTCCGACTGCTTCGACTCCAACGGCTTGAACCCCTTCGGCAACGTCTGCACCCGCTGACGCTCCCGCGTGTTCCCCGACAGGTAGTCGTTGAACACCGCGTTGTACGCCCGCAGCTGCTCCGGGGTGTACGACGTGTCGGTCTCGATCCACCCGGCCGGCATCACCCCGTCCGTGTACTCCGCGCGGATCCACGCCTGACGCTTCAGCCACAGGTCCGCGTCCACGAGCGCCTGCTCCACCACGGAGAACCCGTACGGCGAGTGCGTCCGCACGTTCCACCGCTCGTAGATCAACTCGTCCCGCAGCATCCCGCCCTCGATCACCAGCTCGTCCCCGTCCGCGACGGCGTCGGCGGTGAACTCCCCGCGAGGGAAGCCGAGGATGACCTGCTGGTACGCCGGGAACGGCGGCGCGGGCGTGTTCCCCCGCTCGTCGAGCAGCGGCTTGATCGTCGTCCCGTCCAGCACCTCGAGCGAGAACAGGTCCCCGCCCCGAGTCCGCCGGGGCCAGATCGCGAGAGCGTCGAGGACCAAGTGCTCTTCGAGCGCCTGCGACACCCACGAGTTGAAGTCCAGCCCGTTCGTCCGGTCCGGCATCTCCCACCAGTCCCGCAGGCGGGCGATCTCGTCGGACAGGTCATCCCGCAGGTCCCGACCCAACTCCACGTCGGTCAGGCCCGGGTTGTCCCGGCGGGCCTGCTCCAACGCACGCTCGCTGACGACAATGTCCCACTCGTACCCGCGAAGCTCCGCCTTCCGGACCTCGATGCACCGACGGATCAGGTCCACGTTGTCCGCCGCGTCACGCAGCACCTTCCACGGCAGGATCCGCGAGTCCGCCCCGGGCAGGTTGTACGAGACCGGGAAGTCGTACCGGCGCGGCGCCGGCCGGCCGGTGTACTCGTCCGGCGCGTTGATCGGACGCGGCTCGACCGGCACCCCAGGAGCGAACGGCAGCGTCGCCCATCCCTGCGGCCTCGGCAGCGGCTCCACATCGACCGGGACCTGCCCGGCCGTGTTCGCGGTGAGGGCCTGCAGGAGCGCCGCGACCGGGACAGCGACCGTGCCCGGCATCGACGGCTGCACCGCCTTGACGACCTCCCCCGACACCACGCGAGGGTGCCGGTTCCGGTTGGAGCGACGGCTCATGTCTTGCCCCCTTCCCGCGGCGCGAAGCCGACACGGATAGGCGCGTCCCCGCAGTGGTGCGGGGACGCGGCGGTGTTGAAGTTCACGGTGACAGCGCCCGAGTCAAGGACGACCGACCGCACGCTCGGCTGAACCGTCACCCGCTTGTCGCAGTTCGGGCAGCGGACGGCTACGGGGTGCATCGGCATCGCCCCTCCTGACCAGTCGGCGGATTCCCGCCCGACGGGCGGCTCTGCGGGTGTTCCTCTTCGCCACGCGGTCACCTCCGGTGGTGGTGGCGGGCGTGACGATGGCCGGAGCGGCGGTGGTGCCGCTTCGGGTGCCAGCCCTTCGGGTGATGGACCTTCTTCCGCGGCCCGACATGCTTGCGGGGGTGCCACCCTGGCGGGTGATGCACCTTCTTGCGGGGGCCCTTGTGCTTGCGCGGGTGCCAGCCCGGAGGGTGGTGCACCTTCTTCCGTGGCCCCTTGTGCTTCCGGGGATGCCAGCCGGGCGGGTGCACGACCTTCTTCCGCGGGCCGACGTGCTTCCTCGGATGCCAACCGGGCGGGTGGACGACCTTCCGCCGGTGCCAGCCCGGAGGGTGCACGACGTGCGACCTCGACCCCGGCCGACGGTGACGGAGGCCGGCGATGGGACGGCCGCGCTTGTGGTGCCCGTGCCGGAAGTGGTGCCGGAAGTGGTTGAGCACCTTCACGGGCCGGTGACGCCGATGGTGGGTGCGGGCGCCGACGTGATGCTTCCGGGTGTGGTGGTACATCGCGCCCCCCCTCTCAGCGGGAGTACGCGACTCCCAACACCGCGGCGTCCCACGAGGACGGGCGGGACTGGCCGGTGACCGTCGGGTTCATCACCGACCCCGGATGGGCCGTGTGGACGAGCCCCAGCGCGTGGCCGAGCTCGTGCACCCGCACGTTCAGCGCCCAGGAACGGGACAGCCGCGGCACCGTGTTGATCTCGACGACCGCTGACGTGATCACCGCCCCGTGCAGCGTGGTCCACGTGTACCCGCCGAGGCGCGGGTCCATCGGCCCGTGGACGACCTCGACGCAGGCCCGCGTCGGGACCGACCGGCACGGGATGGGCGTCTCCGAGATCCGGACGACCCCGAGCGCGTTCCACTCCTCGACGGCTTCGGCGACCAGCTGGTCACCCGTGCCGTCGTGGACGACCACCGTCCGACCCTGCCACCGGGTGAGGCCCGCGGGGGCCGCCGCGAGTGTTCCCGCGGGCGCGGCGAGGGACGTCGACACCGCGACCGCCACAGCGGCCACGGCACGGGACACCCACCGGTTCGTCATGCGCCGGAGGGTGACGGCACCTCCACCGGCTGTCCAGCCGCCTTCTCCGAGAGGGCGGGCCAGAACGCGTTCACGCTCACGGACCCGACCGGCGTGCCCTCCTGCTGGCTCCGGGCGGTGTCCTCGTCGGGCCACAGGTACCGGGACGTCGCCCACTCCGCGCCCTGGTTCGTCCCCGAGTCGAGGAACACCCGCAGGTTCACCGTCGACCGGTCCTGCGCCACGGAGAACACGCGGGTCACGACGGCCGGCGCGACGTCCGCGCCGTTGTTGATCGACGGGTCCACGAGGACCTGCACGATCCGGCCGAGGGACGGGTAGCGGGGCGGGGGCTTCTGCACCGCGTCCTGCTCGAACGTCGGCGCGTCGACGACGACCGGGGCGCACCCGGTGGTGTTCAGGACCGGGACGGCGGGCCCGGTCGGGTTGGTGACGTCGACGTAGACGGCGGTGGGCTGGTCGGACATGTGGTCCTCCTCGTGGCATCGGTCAAGCGGACAGGAGCAGTGCAGGCCCCACACGCGGGGGCAGTTCAGTGGCCGCACATGGTCACCCCGTTCACGCGGGGGGTGGAGCAGACCGGGCAGGCGGCGACGAGGCTGGCGAGGAACGAGTCCGCTGCGCCGCCGTCGAACAGGGCGAGGATCGAGTACACGAGGGCGTCCATGCGGTCCGGGGACTCCTTCTCCTCCGGAGTCCACGAGCACAGCTGGTCCTCGAGCGTGTCGAACGGGCCGACGTGGACGATCCGGTGCTGCTCGTACAGCGCCGAGACGGGCTCGGCGCGGACCCGCTTCGACTGCTTCGCGTGGATCATCACGACCGGCACCGTCGGGTCGATCAGGTGGATCAACGTCTGCAGCGCCTCGCCGCCGTTGTTGACCTCGATGACGACCTCGTTGGCGTTGAACTCCCGGTACGTGTCGACGATCCGCTGGGCCCACACCTTCGGGGTGTCCTGCAGGGACCGGTCGGCGAGGACGTAGCCCTTCCCGTCGGTGCCCTTCCCCGAGACGACGATCCCGGTCTCGTCCGCGTTCTCGCCGGAGGTGACGGCGGGGTCGACGGCGACGACGACCCGGACCAGTTCCACCGGGCGGGTGAGGAGCCGGTCCTTGTCGATCTGGGACCGCTGCCACAGCGCGCCCTCGACGTCGTCCAGGAGTTCACCGTGGAGTTCTTGCCGGCCGATCCTTGTGCCCTCGTACCGGGTCTGCAGCTCCTGCAGGGCCATCGCGGACAGGTTCCCCGCGTTGTCGAAGGTGGACCCTCGGGTGACGTGCACGGAGCCGTCGCGGCGCTTCACCCACTGCTTCAGCATCGCGATCGGTTTCGGGGTGGTCGTGATGATGACCTTCGGGTGCGGGCCGATACGCAGCGACGGGAGGATGCCCTCCGTCCACGACTCCGTGGGGTACGGCCATTTCGCGTACTCGTCGAGCCACGCCCCCGACAGGTTGAGGCCTCGGCCGACGTCCGGGTCGTCGGCTCCCTGCACGTGGATCTTCTGGCCCTTGCAGCGCGGGTCCGGTGACGCAGCGAGGAGGGTGATCACGCCGAGGCTCTTGTTGTACTGGTAGTCCCGGTCCTCGACCCAGCCCCGCTTCTCCATCGCCCGCACCAGCCCGGACGGGCCGAGGACGCAGATCTCGCGGGCGTCGCTCTTCGTCTCCGCGAAGATCGCCCACTCCGTCGGGATGCCGTCCCACTCCGGCAGGGCGATGATCCACTCGAGCAGCGTCTCCGCCCCGGTGCGGGACTTCCCCCAGCCTCTCCCGGACAGGATCAGCCAGACGAACCACGACCCCTCGGGGCACTTCTGCTCCGGGCGTCGGACCAGCCACCACGGCCGGCGCGGGATCTCCTCCTGCACCGGCTTCGGCAGCGACCGGAACCACAGCACCCGCTCACCCACGGGGAGGAGGGCGACCTTGTCGGCGATGGACAGCACAGACGGTCACCCCTCCCGGGTCGCTGGGTGTTCGCTCCGGCCGTCACGCGGCCCCTACACGCTCGGGTCCGACCCTTCGGTCTCCTCGGGGACGATCCCCGCCTCAGCGAGACGGCCAGCCCGCTCGTCCAGGAACGCGAGGGCTGCGGCTTCCGCGTCGATCTCCACCGGACCGCCACCAGGGCCCGAGATCTCCTGCCGCACGTGGTCCTTCCGGCCCCACCGGTCCGGGTACTTCCGCTCGAGGTACCACGCTGACGCCTGCCATGTGCCGCCCGCTGCTGCCTGCTGGATCCGGCCGACGGCGAGCACCTCAGCCTTCGCTTCGGCCTCCTTTACGGCCTCCCGGAACTCCACGTAGCGTTCGTCGTCGAAGTCGAGGGGTTTGCCGGTGTCGTCGACCTCCGCGTCTTCCCCTCGCTTCATCCATGCGTAGTAGGTGGAGGGTCCGACGCCGTTCGCTCGGGCGGCGACTTCGGCGTAGGAGCCGGCGGCGATCATGCTGACGATGCCGGCTCGTCGGGCCTTCGTGAGCTTGGTCGGTCTCCCCATGGGTGGTGCCTCCTGCGGTGTGGTGGTGTCTCCCGCCGGTGGGCGTGTCCAAGATGTCCGGTTCTCGGGAGCATGAGAGGGGCCCCGTCCTCCCTGATCGGGTGGGCGGGGCCTCGGTGGGTGGTGGGTCAGGCGACGGCGATGCTCACCCGGTGGAGGATCTGCAGCACGTTCGCGTCGTCGAGCACGGTGGAGAGGATCACCGGGGACACGTGCTCCACGTAGGCGCCGAGGACCAGCGTGTCGTCCTCCGCGTCACGGACCGTGAGGATCATCGGGGCGACGTCGGATGCCTGCTCGATCCGGACGACGACCGGGAGGCCGCCGAGGGAGTCGGTCCGGGTGATCGTGGTGGTGTTCATGGTCTGGCCTTCCGGTGCTCGGGACCGCCTGCCGATCCCTTCTGATCGCATAGCACTCGTGGATCCCGTGGGCTGTCTAGTCGCCCAGGGGTACGGGTTGACCCCCGCCCCTCCCGAGGAGGGTGCGGGGGTCTGTGCCCGGTCCACGTACCACGACGGGCCGACCGGGACCGGAGGCTCAGGCCTTCGCGGCGGCGTCGTTGCAGCCGGTGCAGAAGGCGGCGGGGTCGAGGGCTGCGCGCCACGCCGACTCGTAGTTCTTCACGCCGTGCTTGCAGTCGTGGTCCTCACAGACGACGAGGTACTTGGCCGGGGTGTTCTCGGTGTCGGGGAGGACGACCGTGCCGAAGGTGTTGTCCTTGTGGCCGAGGTCGTAGATCGCGACGACCGTCTTGGAGCGGCGGACGAGGCGACGCTGGCGGAGGAACTGGCCGGGCGCGTTCTTCACGGTGTCGACCTTGCGGGCCGGGGCCTTCTCCGGCTTCGGGGTGGCGACCTTCGCGGGCTTCGGCGCGGCGGGCTTGGCCGCGGCCTTCTTGGTGCTCTTCGCCGGCTTCGGGGCGGCAGCCTCGAACGCCTGCTCGTCGACGACCGGCGCGACCGGGGCCGGCGCGGGCTTCGACTGGCCGGGGCGCTCGATCACCGGGAGGCCCTTGGCGGCGCGGAACTCGTCGACGACCTTCACGTGGGCGGCGTAGTAGCCGGGGCGGCGACCCGACGTGAGGTCGGACCACATCGCCATGTAGTCGGCGTACTCACCGTTGGTGGCGTTGAGGTCCTTGAGCTCCTGGGCGAGTGCGGCGGCGGCGTTCACGCGGGCGGTGGAGTCCTTGGTGGTCATGGTGTGTTCCTTCCGGGGTGGGCCCCGACCTGCTCGGGGCTGACACGCATGACGCTACGGGTCGTTTCCAGTGGCGGCATAGTCGTTTCTTCGCGTCAATTTCCTTGTCCCGCAAGCGAACTCGTCCACCGGCGTAGCCGTGACCACCAGCACCGGCACTCCGGCTCGCCGCACCGGACGCACGCGAGCTCGAGCCACGACCGGTCCGGAGGAGGCCGCACGATCACACGCCCGGGATGGGCGGGCGGACCTTCGGGTTGACGCTCTTGGCGAGGTTGTACGTGACGACCCGGGGTCCCCACTTCCGCTGCAGCAACTCCAGCTGCTCCCGCTCCGCGTCCATGTTCCGGTACGACGTCACCCCGCCCGCGAGGTCGAAGTGGTCCGCCCGGTAGTACCGGCCGTTGAACCGGAACGTGCGGTGATGGGCCCGGACGTGCTGCAGCCAGTAGTCGTAGTCCTCCTTCAGCGGCAGACGCTCGTCGTACCGGCAGCCCGACCCGCGCCGGTGGCACGTGAACGGGCCGAGGACCGGGGACAGGAACGCGAACGGCGTGTACTCCCGGTAGAACTTCGGGTCGGCCTGCACGTTGAAGCCCCACAGGTACACCCCGGCCTGCTCGGCGAGGGTGCAGCCCTGCCACAGCGCCCGGTCCCGCTCCTCCGGGGAGAACGGGTGCTGCTTCCCCCGGTGCATCCAGCCGATCTCCGACAGGTCGTCGTCGACGGTGAGGACCCACTCGTGCTCGGCGTGCAGCCGGTCGAGGATCTCGTTCCTGGTGCGGGCGATGTTCCCGCCCACGGAGTCGGGGAGGACCAGGAGTGGCCCGCCCTCCTTCTCCTCGTACTCGGCGGCCTGCGACTCGATCACCGCGAGGACGACCTCCGGCCACCACTTCCGGACGCGGACCGCTCCCGCCCGCTTGTACGACGGTGAGACGACCGCGAGGTCCAGCCCGTCCAGCCAGTCACTCACCGCCCGCTCCTGCCTCGATCAGACGACGGACGACCGGGGCGCCGGGGACGACCCGACCGACGCCGGCGCGGACGTACTTGTCCTTCGCGTCCCACGCCTTCACCGTCTCGATGCCGAGGGCCTGCACCGCGGCCTGCCAGTCCAGGCCGTTGTCGAACGCGAGCACGACGTAGTTGTGCTCCTCCATGAGGGCCATGCTGAACCCGAGTTCGGGCGCGGCCTGCGTCTCGGCTTCCAGCGACTTGAGCAGCTTGTCGAGGTCGGACTCGCCGTACCCGGTGCCCTCGAGCCCGGCCTCCCGCAGCACCTCGACCAGGGCGGCGTCGTCGAACCCGGCGAGTTCGCCGATCCGGTTGTCGGCGGCGACGATCTTCGCGGCCTGCTTTGGGGTGGCCTCGACCCACGTGGCGGCGATCTCGGTCCAGCCGAGGCGGTCGCGGGCGGCTTCGAGGGTGCCGTTGCCGGCGAGGACGCGCCCGTGCTTCTTCGGGCTGGACGACTTCCACACGACGATGGGCCGGTACTGGCCGTTGACGGTGAGGGAGTCCGCGATCGCGGCGAGGTCGTGCTTCTTCGGGTTCCCCTCGTAGTGGCGGAGGTCCGCGACGGGGACGGCGAGGTGGGCGATCTCCGGGTTGATCTTGGACACGGTGACTCCTCGGGGACGGGCGTGAGTGTGGCAGGGTGTGGCCCCCGGAAAGCCGCGCGCAGTCAGACACCGGTTGCCCATGACGCGGGCTGCTGGGCGCGGGCACGTCGGGGGCCACGTGCGGGGCGGCGGGCATGGGTCCGCCACGACACCAAGTGTCTCATGTGAGTGGACGTATCGTCCACGCACAGTAACCGTGTTGTCGCAGGTGCTATTGCCTACGCGGACACGTCCACGAATAACAGTACGATTCGAGTGTGATCTACGTCACATTCTCAGCGTGACTCATGTTGTCGCACGGCGTTCTCTGGTTAAGGTCACCACATAAACACCGACCCCGCTGTTGGCCCTAGGCCATCAAGGGTCGGTTTTCTTGTTCAGGGGAACCCGAGTGGCGTACACGAAACCGCACCTCTCATACGAGGACCAGCTCGCGCTGCTCATGCGCCGTGGACTGGTCTGTCGGGACTGTGACCGCGCCCTAGCCCTCCTGCGCTCCGTCGGGTACTACCGGCTCTCCGCCTACGTCTACCCCTTCCGGGTGATGCTCCCCGATGAAGAGCAGTGCGTCACCAGCCCCGTCCACTACCGCTACAGCGACCTCCAGCCGGGAACCACGTTCGAGCAAGTGGAAGACCTGTGGAAGTTCGACCGGCGACTCCGCCTGCGCATCCTCGACGGCCTCGAACTGGTCGAGATCGGCCTCCGCACCCAAGTCGCGCACATCCTCGGCCGGCGGAACCCGTTCGGACACCTCGACCGGGACTCCCTCGACAAGGACGCGTGCAAGATCGTCCGCGGCGACGACAAGCGCGACCAGTTCGAGATGTGGACCAGCCGGTACGACGACCTCGAGCGGAAGGCGTCCCGCGAGGACTTCGTGAGGCACCACATTGCGAAGTACGGGCGGCCGCTACCGATCTGGGTTGCGGTGGAGTTCCTCGACTTCGGCGCGATCGTCAGGCTCTTCGGGCTCCTCGACCGGGCCGACCAGAACGAGGTCGCGCTGGAGCTCGGCGTGAAGGGCGGACGGCTCCTCGATGCATGGCTCACGGGGTTGAACTACCTGCGGAACACCGCGGCCCACCACTCCCGCACGTGGAACAGGGCCCTCACGTACAAGGTCCGCTCGTTCCACCCTGGGCAGGTGACCGATCCCAGCATCCGTCACATCGCGGACTCACCGGTCCGCGACAAGGTGTACCTGCCGCTGGCGGTGACCGCCTACCTCGTGAGGCATATCGACCCTGCGAACCGGTGGCCGGTGAACCTGCGCGACGACGTGAAGAAGTTCCCCGACCTGCCGAACCTCAGCCCGGTGCAGGACATGGGCTTTCCGGAGGGCTGGATGGATCTCGCGCTGTGGAAGGTGCCCTAGCCTGCTCCGGCTCGTGCAGAACCCCCGGCCCAGAGTTAGTGGGTCGGGGGCTCCTGTGTCGGCCGTTTCATGGCGTGGGGCGCCCGGCCGGCACTGCTTCCGATTGGTCGCGTCCCCCACGCTACGGCGGGGCGCTGACAGTCACTCGACCGGGAGGCAGGCGCGCTCCTCGACGTCGGACAGGGTGTAGCCGTTCGCGGCGAGGAACCGCAGGTACCGGGTGACGGCCGGGGACGGGTTGCGCCACGTGTGGGTGCCCGTCCCTGACTCGAAAGCCGCGAGGACGTGACCGAGAGACACGACCAGCGCCCGCGGTTCGCTGACGCCGTCGAGAGTGTCCACGCTGCCGCCCAGGAGCTTGTCCCGCAGGGGTGCCGTGTTCATGTGGGTCAGCCGGTCGGTGTACCGGTCGAGGAGAGCCGCGGCGATGAACTGGCCGGAGCCCTTCGGGGGCGTCTTGCGGGTGAGGAACGTGGTGAGCCACTGACGGCGGACGACCTCGGCGGACTTCCACGCCTTGTTCGAGTCGATCACGTCGCGCCGCTCGGCCGCGGCCTTCTCCCGCTCCTCGTCGGTCATGTCGGCGGCCTTCGGCTTGCTCGTGGACGACGACCAGCCGTCGGTGTGGCCGTGCTTGCGCCAGTCGAGGCAGCAGAAGTGGGCGCGGGCGACCTGCCGGCGCTCGGGCTCCGGGGCGTCCTCGTCCTCCTCGTCCTCGTACTCGTCGTCGTCGTCGGCCTCGTCGTAGATCGTCTCGACGCCGACGCTCACCCACGCGGCGTGGCCGGGGCAGGAGGCGTGCTCCTCGACGGTGACGGGCTTCCCCTCGGTGCGGACCTGCTCGAGGCGGAGGTGGGTCTTGTCGTCCCATCCGGGCCGGTCGATCACGGTGACGCCCTTGGCGGTCAGGGCGGCCTTGAACTCGTCGATCAGGCGGCGCTCTTCCCGGTTGTCGCGCTCCCGCTGCAGGGTGTGCTCGAACCGTCCCTGCTGCGCGGCGACGGTGAGCCGCTTCACGGCCTCCGCGTCGTCGGAGAACTCCGCGAGGCCCGCGGCCTGGTCGAGGGTGAGCCAGTCCCACCGCTCGACGGCCTTCGTGGCGAGTTCGTTGCTCGCGACGACCAGGGCGGTGTCGACGTCGGCGCGCTTCGTCGCGGTGCGCTTCGCGATCTGCGCGGCGGACAGCCCGAGGGCGGCCAGCTGCTCGAACCCGGCGATCCGCTCGGAGGAGGTGATGCTCGCGCGGTGGTCGTTCTCGGCCATCTGGTCGATGAGCCGGTCCGCGTCACCCTGCGACTCGACGATGTAGGCGGGGATCTCCTCCCGGCCGGTCTCGACGGCGGCGAGGGTGCGGCGCTGGCCGTACAGGACGACGAACCGGCCCTGCTCGTCGAGGTGCCCGACGACCGGGACGAGGACGCCCCGCTCCCGGATGGACGCGAGGAACTGCTTGTCGAGGCGCGGGTCGAGGCGGACGTTCGTGCCGATCACCGCGTCGGCCGGGTTGATCCGGACGAGGGTGTTCAGGTGCAGCGGCTCGGGGGCCGGGTCGATGGGCTGGGCGGTCATGGGCTTCCTTCTCTCGGTGGTGGTGATCAGTCGGCGGGGTCGAACGCGGTGTGGTCGAGGAACGTCGCGTCGAGGTGGGCGCGGAGCTCGCGCCACGCGGCGAGTTCCTTGCCGTCGTAGGCGGCGGAGTCGGGGCAGGCGTCCCAGCGGCGGGACCAGCGGGCCCAGCGGCGCCAGAGCAGGGCGGCCTTCTTCTCCGCGTCGGTCTCGGCCATGCGCTCGACCTCACGGACGCGCTCGATGCTGTTCTTCGCGACGGGCTGGGTGGCGGTCATGGGTGTTGCTCCTTCCGTGGTGGGTGTTCCTCCCGGGGCGGGACCGGGCCTGCATCCGGTCCCGCCCAGGCGTGGTGCTCAGATCTCGGGGACGGGCTCCCCGCGGCGGATCGTCCAGAGCCGGAGCGACGGCGCGACCCTGACGGTCGCCGGGGTGCCGATCTGGCGGGTGCCGGTGATCCGGACCTGCCGGAGCGCGACGTCGTGGACGGTGCCGGTGACCGTGATCCAGTTCCCGTCGTGGAGGACGACGTCGCCGGGGACGAGGTCGGCCGGGAGGAGGTGGACGGTCTCCTCGTTGTGGGCGCTCACGCGTACACCCGGCCGAGGTAGCCCTCGATGTTGCCCTTGGCGGCGAGGACGCTCTGGTCGTCCCACCGGGCGGTGTTCGACAGGACCTCGTAGGCCTGCTCGACCAGGGCGAGCGGGTAGCCGGTGGAGATGTTGAGGCCGACGTGGATCGCGGTGATGAGGTTCATTGGGTGGTTCCTTCTCTCGGGCCCCGCCTGCAAGGGGCTGACATTCGCATCGCATCCGTGGCCGCCGTGGGCTGTCTAGTCGTCAGGCCGGGAGATCTTCGGGGGCCGGATCGAGAGGACTTCCCCAAGGTCGTACAGCGTCCGGCGCTGCCGTCTCCCCCGCCGCTGGAGGAGGCCACGATCCGCCCACGTCCGGATCGTCGACGGAGACACCCCAGCCGCCAACGCGGCCGCCACGGTGTCCACGAGGGTCCGTGGGGACGGGGAGTCCGTCGGAGGGGATGAGCTCGCAGTCGTCATTGAGCAGGTACCAGCCGTTCGGGTAGAGGACGGGGACAGTGCGCGGGTCGACTCCCCTCGGGACGGACCAGCCGGCCTCGCGGGCGAACACCGGGTGGTGCTCGACCCAGCCGTGGTGCCCGGTGGTGCCGGACCCGCAGAGGGTGATCAGGTTGCTCGGGGCGTTGATCTCCGGGGCGCGGGTGCCGCCCATCCCGCGGGCGACCCGGTGCTGGGTCGTCGGGGACCAGTGGGTTCCGCAGACGACGCATCCGCCGTCCCTCTCCCGGATCGCGGCGACGACCGACCGGGCCGGATCGGTGTTCCTCATGCGAGCCTCCACAGGTGGGCGTAGAGCCGCCAGCGGGCGGCGTGCGGCGCGGTCGGGGCTCCGACCATCCGGAGTTCCCGCTCCGACCAGGGCGGCATGTGCTGGGGGCGGGTGGTGACGCACCGCTCCCGGGGCTTCACCTTGCAGGTGGGGCAGCCGCAGTGCTGCTCGCACAGCGGGACGGCGCGGACAATGCGCGGCATCAGTCGCTCCCGCAATCGCAGGAGGTGAGGAAGCAGAACGGGCAGACGGTCTCGGCGGGGAGGGGCCGGGTGCACGGGTCGGCGTGGACCCAATAGCCGTCCCGGTGGGTGACGAGATCCCCGACCTCGATCCGGTGCCCGCACTCCTCACACTCGGACGGGTACCGGGCGGTGATGGTGGCCATCAGCGGTGTGCCTTCCTGACAGGGAGCATCGGGCGCGGGTCGCACAGGTAGTGGAACGGGATGCCCTGCTCGGCGAGGATCTGGTGCAGAGGGAACCGGCAGACCGGGCAGGTCTGCCGGGAGAAGCGGGGCTGGCGGGTGAACCGATTGACGGTTCCCGCCCAGGAGCCGGGGACGACGGCCATGTCAGACCGCCGCCACGAGCGGGGTGTGGGCGAACCCGCAGCCGGTGGTGACGCACCGGACGGAGTCGGTGCCGGCGCGGCCCATGAGGGTGTGCTTCCGGCAGCGGGGGCACGGCTCCTCGACCCGGACGGCCCGGACCGGCGGGGCGACGAGCCGGAGGCACTGGGCGTGCAGCTCGGTCGCTCCCTCGAGCATCCAGGCGGCGACGTTGTCGGGGACGGTGGTGGCCTGCCAGTACCCGTCGCGCTTCTCCTCCGGGGGGTTGTCGATGATCCCCGCTGACCAGATCAGCGAGAGCGGGACGGCCTGCCGGACGGGCTTCGTCCAGTACGGGGCGGGGAGCCAGAACGCGCGGGTGAGTTCCCACTCCCACGCGAGGGTGGCGCGTTCGATGGACCGGATCAGGTCGGAGACCTCGACGTTGATCGGCACCGGGGAGTGGACCGGGGCGGGCTGGCGGATGCCGGTGACGTCGACGGGGCCGGTGGTGCCGGGGTGGAGCAGGTCGGGCAACTTGCGGTAGTCGGATGCGATCTGCCGAACAATCGTGCTGAGCGTCACGCGGGCCTCCTCGGGCAGCGGGTGTGGACGCGGGGGGTGAGGTTCTTCCGGACGGTGCACTGCCGGCCGCACTTCGGGCAGGGGGCGTGGCCTCGACGGTGGACGTCCTGCCACCGGCCGCCCGGGTAGCCGCGGGCGCCGCAGACGCGGCAGACGACCTTCCCGGACCACGACCCGGAGTTAGCGAACAGATCCACGGGGGCTCCTCCCTTGGCCGGCCCGGCCGCGCCCATCGCAGGACGCGGCCGGGGGCTTCACAGGTGGTCTCAGCGGGTGGAGCCGTGGACGAGGAGCACGTCGTCGACGGACTCGCGGATCCGCTCGGTGACGGCGTCGACGGTGCCGGCGAACGCCTCGTCGACGAGGTCCGCGAGGCGGTCGATCTTCACGGACAGGAGGAGGTTCCCTCCGTTGATCCGGTACCGGAACCGGACGTCGACGTTGAAGCCGGGGCCGCCCTTGAACACGCGGAGCCCGACCGTGAGCGTCTCGGGGATCTCGATGTCACCCTTCTGCCCGGCCTTCGCGCCGACGGTCTCCTTGTAGGAGAGACGCCGCTGCCCGTTGTCGGACCGGGTGCCGGACTCGAAGTCGACCTTGCTCGTCGCCTCGAACGAACGGGCGATCTCGAGCATCGTCGCGGCGGCCGGGGTGCGGAAGTCGGCCAGGGAGTCCTCGACGAACTCCGCGAACGTCTCCTGCGAGATCCACTTCCCGTCGGCCTCGGCCCACCGGCGCCACTCGTTCGTGTGGGTGAGGGCGAGGGTGACGGTGTGGTCGCCCCAGCCCGGCTCCTCCTGGGTGGCCGGGTTCAGCACGGCGCGAATCGTGCTCGACGCGTCGTCGGCGTAGAGGGTGGTACCGGCCTCCCCGTGGCGGGCCACGAAGTCGACGAACGAGTCGGCGGTGCGGACGGTCGTCGCGCCGACCTTCCGGGCGGGCCGGTCCCGGTACTTCGCGACCTCGTGGGCGAGCAGCTGGTAGCCGTTCGGGACGACGTACAGCCGGACGGCGTCGTTGCCGTTGCCGTCGGTGATCACGTCGGGGTCGCGGAGGGCGTGGGAGTGGCGGAGCGTCTCGCGGACGGCCTCGCCGTCGATGGCGGCGGAGGTGGTGATGGTCATGTGGTGGTGGTCCTTCCAGTGATCGGATCGTGTTGTGCCTGCGGGGTGGTGGACTCCCGGGTCGAGTGCAGGGGACCGGCCCAGGAGCCCACCGGACTACGGGAGATCAGGGCCTGTCGGGCAGGTCGTTGAACTCCTCGAACGTGACCGACGACGGGTCGGAGGTGGTGAGGTTGCCGGCGCGGTCGGCGAAGTAGACCGACGGGCGGGGGTCCGCCTTCGGGGCCTTGAGCGAGATCTCCTCCGCGACGGAGAACTGCGAGTCGTCGCCCTTGGCGAGCGGGGCGACCTTGACGGTGAGGGTCAGAGTCCCGGCGCGTCCGTGGGTCCGGACTGCCTCGACGAGGTCGTGCAGGCCGGCCGACAGGGCCGCGTGGGTGTTGCCGCGGTTCGTCTCGGTGATGAACTCGGCGAACGGCCGGATCGGCTCGTGTGAGGGGTGCTTCATGCGGGTGTTCCTTCCTTGGTGGTGGTGGTGGGCCACTGGCACTTCGTGAGTGCCTTGGTGTGGGTCTGCGGGAGGGACTTCTCGACCGGGGCGCCGAGCCATCGGCAGCCCATGGCGGCGAGGAGGAGGGCGTCGGCCTCGTTGTTGTTCCGGATCGGGGCGGACGTGTACCGGCGGGCTGCGGCGAGGAGGACGGCGTCCTTGCTCGCGTCGGCTCCTCCGCCCTTGCCGGTGCCGTAGGTCTTCACGTTCGACGGAGGGACCACGGCCACCGCCCGGCCCTGCCCCAGGAGCCCGTCATAGACGAGCCACCACAGGCCGGACCGGTCGAACGTCCCGGCCCCCGTCGACCCGAGGGAGGGCCCCTCCATGACGACGAGGTCCGGGTCCGCGAAGTCGACCGCGTGGAGCAGCTGGTGGGCGAGGGCGTGGATCCGCTCGTGGACGGTGACCCACACCCGCTGGGCGGGCGGGGTGGAGCCGTGGGTGGAGGTCCACCACATCGGGACGGCCTTGTCCGGGTCGGTGATGAGCGCGTAGCCCGACGCGGTGAGGGACAGGTCGAGGCCGGCGACCTTCACGACTGGGCCGCCCGACGCCGCTGGGCGCGGATCTTCGCCGCGGCGAGGATCTGCTCGAGCACGACCACGAGACCGTCGGGGTCGAGGCTCGTCTGCATCGAGAGGATGCCCTCCCGGTCGACGACCAGGGCGAGGGCAGCGTCGCGTCCGTCGACCACGGCGACGGCGAGGCCGTCCTCGCGGCCGCCGACGATCTGGCCGCGGACGGCGATCGCGGGGACGCCGGGAGGGTTGGCGCGGGGTGCGGGCATGGTCACTTCTCTCCCGCCGCGGCTGCGGCGTGGTCGGGGTAATCGGCGCCGAAGTCGCGGGCGTCGAGGTGGGGGTGGGCCTTCCGGCGTCCGAGGGCGTCGGCCTCGACCGGCGCGGGGGGCGGGAAGCAGTGGAGGCACTTCGTGGCGGCCTCGGTGTGCTGGCCGGTGACGGGGTGGCGGACCGTGACGGTGAACCAGCCGTAGTCGCAGAGGGTGTGGTCGCACTCGCAGCGGCCGGAGCCGCACGCGGCCTTCACCGCTTCACCCACGCTGGGGCGTGCTTCCGGCACCAGCGGGACTCGAGCCAGAAGAACGCGGCCGACCGGAACCAGCAGACCTGGCACCGCGTCGGGGCCTTCACCGGAGGCTCCACACGAGCCACCAGCCGGCGATGAGGACGACGGAGTAGCCGATCAGCCGGGCCAGCGGGGTGTTCACGAGGCACCGATCCCGGCGCGGACGATCACGGACACGGACCGGGCGATATCGACGTGGGTGTACAGCCGCTTCGCGTTCTCCTTGTGGGCGCGGACCAGGGCCTCGGCCCGGACCAGCGCCTCCCGCTCCTCGACACAGGCGAGGAGCGCGCGGGCTTCCCGCTCCCGCATGTTCTTCCCGTCGACCGCGATGTACGCCCGGGCGAACGCGATCTCGTAGGCGGACTTCGCGCCGAGGTAGTCCGTCTCCGACTGCTGGATCTCGACCACGACGGAGTCGAGTTCGGTGCCCAGCTCGTACAGCCGACGCTCGACCAGGGCCGGGGTGGCGAGAACGTCGGTGGGCTCGACCGCGACGCTCACGCTGCTCCCTCCCCAGCCGGGACGACCCGGAACATCGCGTGCCCGTCGAGGGTGCGCCGCTCGACCTGCACGCCGTTCCTCCGGAGCCGGTCCACGACGGCGACGACGGCGTTCGGGCGGCAGCCGGACGCGGCCGCGATCTCCGTCCGGGACAGCCACAGCCCCTCCGAGCCCAGGAGCACCGATGCGGCGTACCGGGCGGCGGAGTGGCGCTGGAAGCCGGCCATGAACGCGTCCCGCTCGGCCTCCCGGTCGGCCATCTCCCGGGCGATGCGGGCGATCTTCTCGGCCTGCTCGGCGAGATCCGCGAGGTTGACGGTCATGACTCCGGGCCCGCCTCGACGAGCCGCATACCGGCGAGGATCTGCTCGGACCTGCTGGCGAACCACGCGGCTGCCTCCTCCTTGGTGCGCTTCTGCGCGTCTCCGGACGGCCACGTGACGTACGGGTCGCCGGGCTGGGACATGGCGAGGCCGGGGATCGCCTCGCCGGACTCCGGGTCGATGTACTCGTTGAGTTCCGGCGCCCACTCGACGCGCTGCAGGAGCGCGGTGACGAACGACGGCCGGACCTGCGGGGCGGTGACGACCTCGGTCGGGTACGTGTGCTTCACGTAGGCGAGGAGCTCGCCCGGGTCCGCGACGAACGGGGCGGGCTGCTTCTGGCCGATGGTGACCTGCCCGAACTCCGAGGCGAACGTCTTGACGCCGACGGTGTCTGCGACGGTGAGGGTTTCGACCTTGGCCCGGTCGAGTTCCTTCTTCGCGGCCTCGACCAGGGCGGTCAGGAGGGCGACCCGGTCCGCGGGCTTCACGACGCCCTCTTGTTCATGGCGGCGGGCTGGTTGGCCCACGGGTCGGTCGGGGGCTCCTGCTCTTCGGCCTCGGCGCCGGCAGCCTGCTCGCGCTCGGCTTCCTCGACGACCCGGAGGGACGCGACCCGCTGCTCGATGAGCGCGCCCAGCGGAGTCAGGCCCTCGTCGGCGGGGGCGTCGAGCATCCCGTGCTCCTTCGCGACACGCCAGATCTCGCGGACGCCGTCCATGTCCGCGCGGGCGAGGGACGCGACGAGGTCCGGCAGTTCCGGGACGACGACGCCGGCGCGGGAGTGGATCCGGGGGCCGACAACCTCCGCGAGGCCGAGGGCGCGCCACAGCCCGTCCACGGTGAAGTCCCGGACCTCGAGCCGGTCCTCCCCCGCGGCGGCGGACAGCCGCAGCGACCGGGCCCCGGTGATCACGGCCCTACGGGGAGCGGTGAACTCGACAATCGCGCCGACGTCGAACGGCAGCGTCTTCTCCGCCTTGATCTTCCGGTCCTTCTTGGACGTCGGCTGGCCGTTCTCGACGACCGTGACGACCTCAAGCCGGGCGGTGATCAACGAGGGGCCGACGTGGTCGCGCAGCTCGTCGATGATCCACGCCCACCGGTCCTTGCCGATGTTCCAGAGGTCCATCGTGATCTGCGCGTCCTCGGGGGACGGCTGACGGTGCTGCTTCGCGGCCTTGCGCCGCTCCCGGGCGTTGGCCTCCTTCTGCAGGTCATCGCAGATCAGGTCCCACAGCCGGGTGCCGGAGTCGATCACGACCAGGGTGGGCCGCTCGTCCGGGGACGGCTGAGCGCACGCCCACTCGACGGCGGCGCGGAAGTCGCGGTAGGTCCCGTCGTTGGTGACGATCTCGAAGTCCGCTCCGGGGATCGCCCCGTACTCGTCGGGGTCGTCCTCACCGATCGGCACCCACAGCGTCCGGGAGATCAGGTCGGAGGTGGACGCCTCGGCGGCGGAGTACGTCTTGCCGGTCTTCTCGGGCCCGGTGAGGGCGACGATCGGCCACGACGGCAGGCCGGTGGGGCGGCGCGTCTCGCGCTCCACGGCGCTCACGCCGACACCACGGCCCTGACGGACCGCTCGACCTCGACGGTCGCGCCGACCAGGGTCGCCGCGTCGACCTCGGCGGCGAGGTCCTCCTCGCAGCGGAACCCCGACCACTCGAACGCGCCGTGGATCGCGACCGCGGCCGGGTAGTGGATCGTGACGTGGACGGTGGCGGGCTTCTCACAGAAGCCCCACCCGCACTGCGGGCCAGATCCGGTGTCAGAACCGGTGGGCAGGAGCTGGTTCACGCTGGTACCTTTCGAGTGGTGGTGGTCCTTCGGGACCGTCCTTCCGCGGTGAGCGTGGGATCGCCTGCAAGCAACACCCCGCTCGCCCCCGAACGGCCCCCGACCTTCTGGTCCGGGGCCGTTCGCTTTGCCCGGGCTTCGTCGAGTCGGCGGAAGCATCCGGCGAGGAGGTGGGCCGCCTCCTCGATGCACCCTGAGCGGTCGATCCGGACGCCCACAGTGGACGCCGAGGGCGTCGAAAGGGTGTCGGGTGTCATGCGCGGGGCCATACCGTCCACTGTAGATGGACGATCCGTCCACTGTCTACCGTTGGTGGACGGTTTGTTTCCTCTGCCGGATTGAGTACGGCTATAAAGGATTTGCGGGAGTATTTAGGACACGGTTCGGTAACGAAGCGATCACTTGGGGTGTACGAACCGTCGACTCCAAGTCACCCTTCCTGTGACAATGGCCCGATGCCAAGCAACGCGCAGAGGTCCACAAGACAAGGGGCGGAACAGGTGACGGAGGATGAGTAATGCCTTGACTCGTCTGATTGCCGAGCGGCGCGAGGAGCAGCGACTGACGTACGGGGAGATCGCCAGGGTGGGTGGCCTCCCCAAGTCGACGGTGTACAAGCTGGCCACCATCGAGAAGTGGACGAACGCCCCACAGGCCGAGACGTTGGATCGTCTCGCCCGAGGGCTCGGCCTACCGACCTCGACGGTTCGGCAGGCGGCGGCGGAGGCCGCTGGACTCACGGAGGTGGTCGAGGACGACCCCGCCATGCAGATACTCATAGGCAGCATCGCGGAGCTGACGGCCGAGCAGCGCGAGCAGGTGGCGGCTCTCGTCAACGCGATGCAGCGCGGAAACTAAAAGGTCGAGAAGAGGCTGGGGCAGGAATGAAAGTCGAGCGGGTGCCGCTGCCAGGGGCGGCGACCGTCGTGGTTATCAAGCCATCGCGGAGAGTGTTGATCGACGCGGGGCTCAGCCGCGACGAGGCCATGCTGGCCATCACGGGGGTGATGCCCGGAGTGCACCCCGACGTGGTGGACCACTGGCTCGACACCTCGTACGACCGGAGGCGGCTCCCCTTCACCGCCCGCCAGATCGTGTCCATGCTCGCGATCGCGGCCTCCCTCGCCGCGACGCTCCCGCACACCAGCCACGACGTGGTGCGGGCGCGGATGCCGGTCGCTCACGTGAGCACCGAACTGTCGGGCCACACCTCGGTGTGACCCCAGTGAGACGCCCACGCGTCGCGAGGCCCACCGTCCCACGGGCGGTGGGCCTCGTGCGCGTGTCCAAGGTCGGCACCCGCGGCGACGACCTCCTCTCCCCCGAACTGCAGCGGACCGCGATCACCGGCTACGCCGACCAGCGCGG